TGTCAAGTCTGATGGTGCATAAATTAGACCTATGATACAGCAAGGAATGAATATTCTAAAAGAGAATGCTAAAAGCAGACTAGAATTCAAACCGCAACTTCAACAAATTAACTTTTTGGATAGAAGAGTTTATAAGAGATCGGAAGGAGTATACTACCCGTCCGTAACCACTATACTCCAGTATATGCCCAAGAATAAGTTCTTCGAGTCTTGGCTCAAAGACGTTGGGCATAATGCCGATCTTATTATGAGACGTGCCGGTAAAGAAGGTACCCAGGTCCATGAAGCAGCTGAAGCTTTAGTTAAAGGAGAAGAAGTTTCCTGGATGGACGACTTCGGAAACGCTAAATACTCTCAGATAGTATGGGAGATGATTTTAAAGTTTTATGACTTCTGGACAACTCATAAACCAGAACTTATATCTACTGAAGACTTTGTTTTTTCAGACGAGTATAAGTATGCCGGTACTGCAGATTTAGTCGTAAAGATGGACGGAGAAGTTTGGTTGCTTGATCTAAAAACTTCTAATAGTTTACACAAATCTTATGATCTTCAGTTAGCAGCTTACGCTAAAGCTTTAAAAGAAACTAAAGATATAGAAATAGAAAGAACAGGAATCATATGGTTGAAAGCTCATTCTAGAGGTCCGTCTAAAAAAGAAGGAGTATATCAAGGTAAAGGTTGGAAGATAAAAGTAGTAGATGAAATAGATTATAACTTTGATTTATTCGAAACTATCTATAAACTTTATAACTTAGAGAACCCTACAGTTGAACCTATTTATAATAGTTACCCGACAACTCTTAAACTATGAAAAACATTTGGATAATTGCATTTTTTTTCTTATCTTTATATAGCTGTGGTACGTTCGAGTTAGCAACACTAGGACATGCTCCGGTGAAACAAACAACGGTTATAGTAGAAAATCAATATTATCCGTATTCGTATCGACCACAGTATTGGAGATATAAATACTATACTCCTTACTACATACCTAAAAGAGTAGTTGTAGTTAAACCTAAAGTAAGAGTTGAAGCTAAAGGTAGAAGAAATGGAGAGAACAGAAATTATAAAAGAAAGAATGATTAAATTGTCCGATATTATTTTAGAGCAAAATGGTAAACCTAAAGCCGTTATTATGGCCGGAGGTGCAGGTACCGGTAAATCATATCTTTTAAAACAACTCGGTCTTGAAGGATTAAAACAGTATAACCCAGACAAATACGTAGAAGACCCAGATCATCCATACTTTAATAATTTAAGCGCAGCATCAGGTCAGGTAGATAAAGATGTAGTAGCTGCAAGTGAGAAAGGTGAGTCTTTTATTTGGGATACAACAGCATCTAATCCTTCTAAAGTTAGAGATCTTTTAGCTAAAGGGTATGATGTATTTATGGTGATGGTTTATACTCATCCGATGATATCTTTTATTTCTAATTTTTCAAGAGACAGAAAGATACCTCGAGCAAGTGTATTCTCAACTTGGAAAAGTGTATACAAACTTTTAGAAACCTATCAAGATCTCTTAGGAGATAATTTTGCTTTATATGTTAATCTAAGAGAAGGAAAGTTTGATAAAGAAATTGCTGATTTTAATCAAGCAGCACAAAAAGGAGCTCAAGGTATTGAAGATTATTTACAGGCATATATGGAAGCTAATGGCGGTAGAGAAGCATTTAAATCTACCTTTAGTAAACCATTTAAGCTACCGAACGATTTAGAAAAAGAATTTAGAGCTTTAGCAGCTAATACATCGGCTGATTTAGAAGATGAGTCGACTTATAAAGCACTTGCAAAAGATTTTCAAAAGTACCATCATCACTTTCAAAGCGGCAAATACGGTGCTGATAGAATACAAGATAAGTACGATAAGCTTTTAGTTACTAGAGAAAAGTTAGCTCAAAATGCTTTAGTAGACTTAGGAGACATTTCTCAAACATTATTTGACCCTACTTTTCAAAAGCTTTTACAGCATTCTACTCCTAAAGAAATAGATCAAAAAGTACAAGCATTTTTAGCATGATAAAACTAGCTAACATACTACTTGAAAGTGAAGGACCAGCTCCTAAAAAAATACCATCTGAAATTTGCTGGCATTTAAGTGAGGAAAAAAGGTCAACCTTTCCTGACTATGGATTTCATATTGGTACTGAATTACAGTCTTTAGATAGAGGTCTTCAAATGCTTGAAGACGAAATGGTAGATGATCCAGACAATACAGTCTTTTATTTACATAAAGTAAAAATAAACCCTTCTGCTGAAATTTATCCTGATATTTTATTTGATGACCCTGAGGAAGGGTATACTATACCTAGAGACCAAGTAGATAAAAATAAAATTTATTTCTACGAAAATGGCCATGAAGGGTTAGATGGACCAGAACCTAATCTATCAATTTATACTAGTGGTAACAATATTAAATTAGTTCAAATTATAAAATTAGATACAAGAGGATGGGAAGATGGAGAATCAGAATTAAATAAAAGATATGACTCATTATGATAGCATTATATCCAGGAGCATTTAAACCACCTCACAAAGGACATTTTAATGTCGTAAAGAATTTACTATCTGGTAACTTCTACGGTACAGAATATGCTTTTGACGATTATGAAGAAAAAGGAGATGATCTTTTAAAAGGTAGAGGAACTAAGGTAGATAAAATAGATAAAGTAGTTATTTTTATCGGAGGTGGAGAAAGAAACGGTATTGATGAAAAACAAGCTAAAGCTATATGGGACTTATATACTAAATATCTCCCAGGAGATGTAGTAGTTTTAACCGGGGAGAAAAATCCTATGTTTGCAGCTAAAGAATATGCTAAAGCAAATCCTGATGAGCAATTTTATGCCGTTACCGGTATTAGATCTTATCAAGACATTCCTGACCTTAGACGTGTAACTACTTTTAAGTCTAGAGAGAATGTTAAAGGTCTTGCAATGACTAACCCATCCGACGAAGAAAGCCTACGAGCAAGTAACTTACGCAAAGCAGTTCTTTCAGGAGACTTTCATGATGCAGCAGATTATTTTCCAGACGAAGTAGATGGAAAAGATGTATTACGTATTTTAAAACTTTTGAAGACTTCTATTATTGCAGAAGCAATGAAAGATAAAGTAGAAGGTATATTCGAAGCCTGGTTTGATAATAAAGAAAATTTAGAAGAAGGTTCAAGCGGTGTTCCGGTAAGACAGAACACACCACTACCATCTGAAGATAGAGCAGACCTTGCCGATTTATATCAAAAGCTTCATGACGTAATCGATACAGACAAATACACTCTTTCTTTCTTTCAAAAATATATTCATATTAAACTTAAAGATGAAGAGACTCCTAGAGGATTCGATTATACACCTTATATGAGTTCTATCTTAGAATATATGATAGATGAAGGTATGAAAATATTACCTCTACCGGAGGTAAAGATTCGAAGAGATATAGAAGAATCTGAAAACTTTTTCGGTAAAACTGCATACTACGATCCTAACCAAAAAGAAGTAGTACTGTATGTCGAAGGTAGACATCCAAAAGATGTTATGAGATCTTTTACTCATGAAATGGTTCACCATATTCAGAACCTTGAAGGCAGGTTAGGTGGTATTGGTACTACAAATACAAATGAAGACGATCATTTAAGAGAGATTGAAAAAGAAGCATATCTTACCGGCAATATAACATTTAGAAACTGGGAAGATCATTATAAAAATAAAAAATAGGTTATGGGACAGTTAGTAGATTTATTAGAAGCTTATCCGTTAAAAGAAGAAGAGAAACAACCAGACTATCAAATATACTGTGATATGGATGGTGTTTTAACTGACTTTGAAAAACGATTTAAAGATAAGCTTAACGAGGTAGGACCTCAATATTATAAAAAAAGCGATATTGCTAAAGTAGATAAGCCGAAAGATTTCGAAAAGATCTTTGGTAGAGAAGAATTTTGGAAGCTAATAGATCAGTATGTAGGAGTAAGTTTTTGGGTAGGAATGGATTGGATGCCTAGAGGTAGAGAACTATGGAATTTTATCTCTCCTTACCAACCTAAACTTTTAACTTCTCCCTCTAGAGATAACAGCTCCAGATTAGGAAAAAATTTATGGGTTAGAAATCAACTTAACCCTAAACCAAAAGTTATATTTGCATATTCAGCTGATAAGCAAAACTATGCTACCCCAAACTCTATTTTAATTGACGATAAAAAGTCTAATATAGAAGAATGGACCTCTCAAGGAGGTATAGCTTTTAGAGTTAAAAATGGAGATATAGGACCTGCTTTGCAGGGTTTAAAAGAGCTTGGTTATGGCAAAGGACAACATGCTGAAGAAGGAGTTTAAATCCTCCGATGTTCAAAGAGTAAGAAATATAGTCAATAAAGACTTTACATCAAAAACCAAACTACAGACCGGTTACCAAAGAAGACATGAACGTCATAAAGAAGGAGATGTTTGGGAAGAGTCCGGTAAGACATGGACTATTAAAAACGGTATTAAACAGAATATTACCAAGCTTGACAAAGCTAAAAAAGCTATAAGAGTACCACTTGCCTGTCCTAAATGCGGTGGACCGATGAAGCATCACCTAGCTAAAAAAATGTATAAAATTCATGGTTTCTGTTTTGATCCTTGTACGGTAGAGTATGAAGCATCTTTAAGAAAAGCAGGCTTGTATGAGCAGTATGAAAGAAGATTAATGCAAGGTAACATGAGAGCTTTTGCTGAAGATATACAGCAATGGGCTATGGAGATGGTAAATACTAAAGATACTTTTGTTACTGAAGCCGGTGATGTAGAAGACTGGAGAGGAGATACTACTGAGTCAGATAAACGTCTTTTAGACAACGTAAAAGAGTATTTAGACCTTCTCAACACTCATCTAGATTAGGGTATATTTATATATAAACTACCTTTCTAATGACACAGAAGCAACTACTAGAAGCTGTTCTAGCAGAACTAGGATCCATCAAAAAAGACATGCCTAATGGAGAGTTAAAAGCTCTAGTAGAAGATGTTAAAGATCTAAAAGAAGATATGTCGGATCTTAAATATACACTACTTAATCCTGAAGATGGAGTAATCGTCAAAACCAATCAGAATACCGAGTTTCGTAGAAAAATAGAAGGCGGTGAAAAAGACTTCGCCGTTAAGATGGCAGAAGTTGATGAACTCAAAGCCTGGAAAGAAGGTGTAACAAAAGCTCTTTGGATACTTTTTGCTGGACTTGCAGGTGTCATTATAAAGTTATTATCAGAAGTAATAAATGGATCGTAAAAAGAAGAAAATACCTTCTGACGTTTATGCCTTTATGAGAGAGCTCATACAAGAATCTCTTCGTGATTGGTTTAAAAAAGAAGATTGGGTTAGGATAGCATCAGATGGCTCTATTGCAGGACCATGCGGTACATCTAAAAATAAAAAGAACCCAGACAGATGTCTACCAAGAGCAAAAGCAAATTCAATGACAAAAGCAGAAAGAGCTGCTACAGCTAGAAAAAAGAAAAAAGCAGGAGCCAAAGGTAAACAAGTGGTGCCAAACACTAAAAAAGGAAAAGTAACAAAAGCATATGTTAGAGAAATGATACATCAAGTTATCTTGGAAAAAGATGATAGATGTACTCGCATTGCTAAACGTAAATATGATACCTGGCCATCAGCTTATGCTTCAGGAGCAGTAGTTAGATGTAGAAGAGGAGAAATCTGGAAGAACGAAAAATGATAAAAATGTCTGACATATTGTTAGAAGCTAAAGGGTTTTCTTTACCTTCCCTTCCGTATGCATATAATGCTCTAGAACCTCATATTGATGCCGAAACTATGGAAGAGCACCACAAAAAGCACCATAAAGGATATGTTACAAAGCTAAACGATGCTTTAAAAAGTAAAGCAGCTCAAAATCTAACCATAGAAGAAGTACTTGCAAACGTAAAAAAATACGACGATAAAGTAAGAAATAATGCCGGCGGTGTTTTCAATCATACTTTATATTTTAATCTTTTATCTCCTAACGCTACTACCTCCCCAGTAGGAGAGTTAAAAAAAGAACTTGAAAAAACTTTTGGTAGCTTTGCAAAATTTAAAGAAGAGTTTACAGAAGCCGGTACAGCAAGATTTGGTAGTGGATGGGTATGGCTGTCTCTAACAAGGGAAGGATTAAAGATACATAGTACACCCAATCAAGATAATCCCTTGATGAGCTACTCGGAGGTAAAGGGAGAACCGATTATAGGTATGGATGTTTGGGAGCATGCATACTACTTAAAACATAGAAGTCAAAGAGCTAAATATATTAGTGATTTTTTTAAAGTTTTAGATTGGAATAAAGCAGAAGAGAACTATCAAAGAATTCTTAACCGTGAATAAACAGCAGCTCACAGAACTGGTTAGAGAGGTTATAAAAGAGGGACCACACGACCCTATGAACCCAGGTATACTTAAAAAAAGATTAGGTAACCTATCCTGTAGTAAAGTCAGAGCTGCTAGAGGTAAGTTAAAAGATAAAGGTACAACGTATGCTAAAGCTCTACAACGTTATTTGAATTACCATTGTCAATGAAAGAAATTAAACTTTCAAATGAATTAGTACCTCATAGAGATTTTCATAAAGGATACTGGTACAAATCTCCTAATTTAAATTGGTACTATTTTAAAAAAGAAGATAGAACAGACGAAATACCTTCCAATAAATCTTTTTATAGCTCATTAGATAAAGACCTAAGACCTCTTACTAAATTCTTACACTCACAGGATATTATTACTACTCCTTCTTGTTCCGGGCATATTTACTCAAAGAGCTATTTTGAAGGTATATACGATAAATTGGAAAAAGATTCGTATATTATTAAAGAAGAAGGATTAGAAGTAGAAAATATTGAGACTGGACAAAAGTTTCTTTTTAAAGATTCTAACTATTCTCTACCTTATTCTAAAGATGAATTTATAGATTCAGCTATAGAGTATACTAAAAACGGAGTTATAGGAATCGATAATTTACCTGAACGTATTTTGAAAGCGCTTGATAAGATTCAAACTAAAAAATTGCGTTCTACTATGGATAACGGGCTTTGTCTTATACATACACATGGAGAAACCACCGAAGAGATAAAAAAAGTATGGAGTTTGGTTACTTATTTATTAAAAAGACTTTACTATTTATAAAAAAATATACTTAAGGCTATACCTATGACTTTTCAAGAAATTCAGGAAAAACTTAAAAAGTGCGAACTAGCACTTACTTCTATTAAGGACGGCTCGTATTCAAACTCAAAATATACTAAAGAAGAAGCTTTAGAAAAGTTTAATACTATCAAAGAATCTTTAGAGAAAAAATTAAACCTTTTAAAAGAAGAAGAGACAATGTTCGTTTCTACTAAAGGTGGTGATACAAAAGCAGTTTCTATGGACACTAAAGCTGCAATGGATCTAAAAAAAGATCCTAATATTACAAGTATTACAACTGCTAAAGGTAAAGACCTTAAAGAAGATGATCTATCTGACGAAGAGCAAGAAGAAATAACAACTGAAACTTCTCATACAGAAGTCGTAGCCAAAGAAGTACATAAAGCATTTATAGACGCTTTACAGGAAACCGGACACGAAGTATCCGAGCATAGCATCTCCTCTCTTAATCCAGAGACTTTTACTCTTACCGTTAAATTTAAAGATAATACACAATCAGATTACAGCTTTGAATTCGAAGGCAATGAAGTAAAGCTAGACGGTAATATATTAGTTACTACAAATAAAAAAGGAGTTACCCCAGTGCTTAATAAAACTATTGCAAAAGATAACTCAATAAAGTATTTACAGAATTTATCTGAAAAGAAAGTAAAAGAAAATATTGATAAAGGTGATAGTTTAGAAGATATCAAAAAGACTGCAATGTCTCAACTTGGTGGACCTGATACTCCCGTAATACTAATTCACGATCCTGAAGCAGGAGATCGTAAGAAATATAATTTTACTTTACAAAAAGCATTAGCATATTTTGAAAAACAACTACCTAATGAGCCTAGTTCCGTAGAAGAGCCGTACATACTTAAAAAAGGTAGAGACGTAGGGTATGAAGAAGGAAAAGCTCAAATAAGTATAGAAGGTCATTTATTCGATATAATAAAAAAAGGAGTATCTGAAAAGAAAGGTAAAGATCACGACGGAGATGGAGATATAGACTCAGATGACTATATGATTGCAAAAGACAAAGCTATCAAAGCTAATATGAAAGAAGATGAGTCTGAACCTGTCGCAGATAAAAAAGGTAAATATACCGGTGTAAGACGACTTAAACTATCTGACAAAGATAAAGAGACTTTAAAAAAGATTGAAGATCTACTTGCTAAAGAAAAAAGCTTAAAAGAGGTTAATTATAGTGCTCATACTAAACCAAAACATTTTGATATCTGTCCAGGAGCAGAATCGTTAAGAGATGAGCTACTTGATGGCGGTAAGACACCTGAAGAGTTAGGTAAATGGACTTACATTCACGATGAACTGTTTAAGCTGGAAAAAGATGTACTTAAATCTAAAAAAGCAACTGATAGTGATGTTAAAAAAGCTGAACAGTATGCAAGTGATCTTATTAACATTTCTAGAGATTTAGGTATTGATGCTGGTAAAGTAAGCTACCTTAAAGGGCATGTCAAGAAAATAAAAGATGTAGCTAAAGATATAGTTAAAGAAGGTGAAGGAGAAAATCATGAACGTATAGTAGTACCAGGATCACAACTTAAAGATGCATTAGAAATCATAGCAAGAGAAATTGATGGTAATTATGTAAAAGTAACCTCCGGTTCTAATATATCTGGCAATGGGATTATAAAGTTTCATTTTGACCCTTCTTATAGTGATGTAGAAAGTTTTATGTACGACACAGTAATGGATTTGGTAGCTCAGGATATAAATGTACTAAACAGTACTAAATACATAGACGAAGCATTAGACCATAACGATCCAGTTCTTATGAGAGCAAGAGTAGCTAAGATGAGAGCTGATGATTTAAAAAAATTAGACGCTTATAGAAAATCTCCTGAAGGAAGAGCTGCTGCAAGAGCACAAGCTAGTGCTGAAAGAAAAGAAGAAAAAGCAAGGGAAAAAGTTCGTGATTTAAAAATTAAAAAAGCTAAGGTATTAGCAAAAATGGATACCGATCCTCGTGTTGAACCAGAAGGTGGTGAATTTGCTGACAAATACGGAACGATTTTAAACAAAATTGATAACGAAATTGAAAAAGCAGCATCAGTATATAACAAACCTATGGACTATGATACCGCAGTAGGTAAGGTATCTGAAGATGACAAGTTTGCAGGATCAGATCCTAAAGCTGGTTCTACAATTAAAGGTAGAGGTTTTATGGCTCCTAGAACTTTTGTGGACCCTGAAGATTTAAAACCAGCAGCAATGGCGAAGAAGTTACTCGATACTGATTACGTAAAACGTAGAAAAGAAGAGGATGATTACTACGAAGATCCAGACTATTATAAAGAGGATGTAGATGTTGGTCATGTAGATGACGAACCAGGAATGCTCAAACAAGATGCATACGAAATAGCTCAATACTCTATTCAGTTATTTAAATTACTTAAGCATTATGAAAGTTTAGATGCTGAAGTTGATTTTCCAAACTGGTGGCAGAGAAAAGTAATGTTAGCTAGAGATTATCTCTCTAAAGCAACACATTATTTAGATTTTAAAACTAACGAACCAGCTATAGATTCTCAAGCAGCAGCCTTACAAGAAGACGAAGAGCCAACTAAAGCCGATTTAGCGAAAGAGAAAAGCCTTGCTAAAAAATCTGCGTTATTACAGTTTATAGCTAGTATGCAGAAAAAAGGTATTGTTGATAAAGATAAAAAAGTCTTAGATAAAGATGCCTATAAAAAAGAGCTTGATGCTTTTAAAAAGAACGTAAAAGAAGGTAGAAACTTAAACGAACTATCAGGAGATCAAACAGATGCTCTTTACGAGCTACAAAATATTTTAGACGATGCTGCTAGTTTAGGAGAACAGGCCAGAGATATAATTCGACAATCTTTTCCTAAAATGTTATCTAAAGCAGATGCATACGGAGCTTTTGATTTAGGTTCTAGTGCAAATAGATACGATACTACTTTAGCTTCAATTATCGAAGAAATAGAAGAGTATTACGATGAAGAGGAAGATGTAGACGAAGGTAAGTACAAATCAGACGCTCAAAGAAAAGCAATCTATGCTACTAAAGCTGAAAAGAATGAATCTTTTAAGGTATTAAAAAAAGGACCTTATTATAGATACCTTCCAACAGATGATTTATTTACTGATCTAGATCAATTAGGTCACCACGGATTACAGCGCAGCCCAGACAACTTAGCAGTAATTAAAACTGCAGAAGAACTTTTAGATATTCTATATGATATGTATCATTATGAGGATCCTGAAAGAGCAATTGCTTTTGCAGACCAAAATAACGATGTAATAAAATTTCTAGGAACTAAAGCTGAAAAAGGAGAATTAAAAGAAGAAATGGACGGTGGTCAATTATTCGATTACTTTAACTCTAAAGGATACGATATAACAGAACGTAGTTCAGATGGTAGAAAACCTGGATTCGAAGGATACATGGTTAGTAGAGGTGAAGGAAGAGCTCCTCAATCAGTAATATTTCAGTATAATAAAGACACTGATAAGTTTACAATTAGTAGAATGAGCGGTTATAGAATCGATGAAAAAGAAGCTATAAAAGCAGGAATGAGAGAAGCAGGCCGTTCTGGTGTAGCTGGAATCGATTCTTATATGACAGACGGAAATTACACCCCAGTAGATATTTCAGCTGAAGGTTTAAAAGATATAGTTGACCACGTAATGAGCGGTTTAGATAGAGAATCTAAAGCACAGACAGATTTCTATGCTAATAGAGGCCGTACATCAGGTACTATAGATGAAGGAGCAACATGCTGCGGTCGATGCGGAAGAGTTCATGTAAAAGGTAGTGGCTGTAAAAGACCATATTTGAAAGGTAAGTCTCACTGTAGAAATAACTAGAATATGAATATTAAACAAATTATAGAAGAAGCTTATTTTGAAGCCGTTAGTGAAGCAGGAGCTTTCTATGGTGGTTTTCCATCTAACTTAAATAAGACTCCCCGTTCTAATTTAAGCGAGAGAATTGCTATCGAAGATGCTGAACAGTCGATGATCGACTTAGTAACAAAGAAATACGGTAAGACACACGAGCAAGACTTCTTTTCAGATGATTACTCTTCATACTTTAAATATATAGAAGCTAAAGAAGGAGATGAAACTGGTGCAAGACAGCATAAGGTATATAATTTACCATCTTTTAAAACCCTATATTTTCATCTTTCAGATGCAGTAGATAATATAAAGGATTTAGTTAAAAACGAAGAAGTAGCAGAAAATAAGAAAGTGAGAGAATTATTCGAAGCTATCAAGAAAACTTTTAGAGCAACACAATCTACCCTTCGAAAAGAGTTTCCTGCCGAGTATGATGTTATGCGTCGTATAAGATCGGCTAACGAAGAAATAATCAAAGAGGAAGAAGAATTAGAAGCAGAAGGAGCAGAACTACCAGATGCAACTGATGAGATGCTACAGAAGTTTCCTACCCTTAAAAAGACTATAGTACGTCTTATGACAGACGACTTCAAAGAGTTCGTAGATACTATAGATTACATCTCTCCTCGTCCTACAGCATTTAAAGTTAATCTAACTAACGGACAATCCTTTACTTTAAAGTGGATGGGTAAAAACTTTGAAGCTACTATCTTAGGTAAAAGATATTATCTAGGACAGGTAGATAACTTCCAACAGGCTTTAGATAAACTTTCTATACTGTATAAAGAAGGACCTGTCGAAAAACCTGAAGATGAATTAGAAGGCGGTGCCGAAGGAGAAGCAGATTTCGGTGATGCAGGAGGTTCATCCGGAGGCGGTGGAGGAGATTTTCCTGGAGATGACGCAGGAGGAGAAGATTTAGGAAATGAAGATCTTGGAGATGAAGATTTAGGGTTTGAAGAACCCGGTGAAGAACCAGAAGCATAATAATAATAATAATAATAAAAATGGAAAATAATTTTAACCTTAAAAAATTCTTAATAGAGAATAAACTCACTTCTAATAGTAGATTACTAAAAGAGCGATGGACTTTAAAAAGAGGTAAAAAAGTAGAGAAACTTACTCTTGGGGGTAAAACATACGAAATAGGAGATTTCGATCCTAATGATGACGGTAGAGTAAAATCTATTGAAAAGTACCCTAACGGATATGCTATTACCGGAGCAGTGTATAGTGATTATGGAGACGGAGGCAGACCTAAAGAAATGTATACCTACGGACTCGATTTAGATGGTAACGAAATGGATGAAGAAGAACTAGAAGGAAGATGGGTACAAAAGGATTAAGGTAAACATTATAAGTGAATGAATATTACAGATAAGCTATATACTGAATGGGCCTGGAGAACTAAAACAGGGTTACCGGATATTAACAATCCGGAAGATAAAGCTATTTTAGATTCTTTACTTTTAGAGTTAGGAGTAGTATATGAAGATGAAAAAGGTAATGAATTACAGGCAGATACAGCTGAGGAGCTGACCAAAAAAGAAATCAGTATGTTAATTAATGCTATAAAAAGCATTAAAGAAGATTATGTAAAATATTTAACAGTATTTTCATATTTCGATAACAACTCTCTCGGGACTATCTCAGAGGTTTTACTAACTAAACTTCTTAACAGAGCCGGTATAGATGCCACCCATACAGGAGCAAGTGGAGCACTAGCAGATCTATATATTAACGGTAAACCTATTAGTCTTAAAACCACAGCTGGAGATAAAGCTATAGGCTTAGGTAATGACGAAATTAAAAGTAATCCAACTACCTCTAAGCAAGTTGTTAAAGCACTACAAAATGTTAATTTAGATCAAGTAGAAAACGTATATGATCTAGAAGAATTTTTGGATACTCAAGATTATAAGTTTTTAGTTGCACGTATTGAGACTATTGCTGATAAACTTGCAGGTCCTGAAAATCAAGAATTTTTTGTTTGGGTTGAAAAAAGCTTTACTAAAGGAATTTTAGATAAAATGATTATACACGTACATAAGTATGATTTATCTAAAGTAAAGCAAGAATTAATGTCGTACAAGCCATACCATACAGATAAAGCTTGGGGACTAAGAGATCAAAGCGGAAGAGTAATGATAGGTGCTGATACATCAGGTAAATTACATAACGTACAGCCGGCTTTTGTACGTAAAGCTACTAAAGAAACAGCAATTCCTATAGAATTAATCAAAGACGTTAAAGGATTAGATAAAGCATCAGTATCTAATAATATTACTGACGAACTACTTAAAACTTTAGATAATATCTATTCGAACGTCTTTGCTAGATAAAAGTTATGGCAAAAGACATAAAAAAATTAATCGCACAAGAGTATATCAAGTGCGCTAAAGATCCGGCGTACTTTATGAAGAAGTACTGCCATATACAGCACCCAACCCGAGGTCGAATTCTTTTTGCTTTATATCCATTCCAAGAAAAAGTACTACGATTATTTAGAGATCACCAGTATGTTATTACTTTAAAGTCAAGACAGCTTGGTATCTCAACCTTAGCTTCAGCATATGCTTTATGGTTGATGATCTTTCATAAAGATAAAAACGTACTTGCTTTAGCTACTACACAAGCTACTGCTCGTAACCTGGTATCTAAGACGATATTCATGTATGATCAGTTACCTAAGTGGTTAAGACTGCCTCACGTAGAAAAGAATAAATTATCTCTAAGATTAAAAAACGGATCAAAGATACAAGCAAAATCATCTAATACAGATGCTGCAAGATCGGAAGCGGTATCGTTACTTTTAATAGATGAGGCAGCGTTTATCGACAATATTGACGAAACGTTTACAGCAGCACAGCAAACCTTAGCAACCGGTGGTCAATGTATGGCTCTATCAACTCCTAACGGAATCGGTAACTGGTTCCATCAAACCTGGGATAAAGCAGAAGCAGGTGAAAATAGTTTTTTACCGATAAGACTACCATGGACTGTACACCCTGAAAGAAATCAAGAATGGAGAGATAAGCAAGATGCAGACTTAGGCCCTCGTATGGCCGGACAGGAATGTGACTGTGACTTCTTAGCTTCTGGTGATACAGTATTTGAACCAGACGATATGTTATTTTACGAGCAAACCTATCAAAAAGATCCTCTTGAAAGAAGAGGTGTAGACGGTAATTTATGGATATGGGAAGGGGTTGACTACTCTAAATCTTATATGGTCGTAGCAGATGTCGCTAGAGGAGATTCTGCTGACTACTCGGCATTCCACATATTTGACATAGAAAACTGTGTACAAGTAGGAGAATATAAAGGTAAACTTTCACCTAAAGATTACGGGAATGTACTGGTCGGTATCGCCTCAGAATATAACGATGCACTTTTAGTAATAGAAAATGCAAATATAGGATGGGCTACAATCGAACAGGTTTTAGAAAGGGAATATAAAAACCTCTACTATAGCTCTACTAACAACATGGAAACCGTAGAATCGTATATGTCTAAGTATGAAAGAGATAAATTAGTACCTGGTTTTACAATGTCGGTTCGTACAAGACCTCTCGTTATAGCTAAAATGATAGAGTATATCAGAGAGAAAGGAGTTACCATTCAGTCTAAACGTCTGATAGGAGAGATGAGAGTATTTGTATGGAAAAACGGTAAACCTCAAGCTCAAGTTAACTATAACGATGATTTACTAATTTCATGTGCAACAGCACTATATGTACGTGATACTGCTTTAAGATTAAGACAGCAGGGAATGGACCTAGCTAGAGCACAATTGTCGTCTTTTTCTAATCTAAATGCTAAAAACGCTGCTGTAATCAAATCAGTTGGTAGTCAGCAAAATAATCCTTATATTATAGATACTGGGAATGGTACAGAAGACTTTTCCTGGCTAGTTAAATAGACTATTTATTATTAAACCGTATTAATGGCAGATACTTCTTTATTTTCGAGACTGCGTAGATTATTTGGATCTGATGTAGTGATCCGTAATGTTGGTGGGGATCAACTCAAAGTTGCCGACATAAACGCTATACAAACAACAGGAAGGTTTGAGACGAATTCTTTAATAGATAGGTTCTCAAGATTATATATTTACAATAATAAAAATATATTCAACCCTAACCTCAACTACCAAACTCTTAGAATACAGCTATATTCTGATTACGAAGCGATGGATACCGATCCTATTCTAGCTTCTACCCTAGATATTATAGCAGACGAATCTACACTTAAAAACGATCAAGGAGAGATACTATCCATTAAATCCTCAGATGAAAATATTCAAAGAGTACTTTATAACCTTTATTACGATGTACTAAATATCGAGTTTAATTTATGGTCTTGGACTCGTAATATGTGTAAGTATGGAGACTTTTTCTTAAAGCTTGAGATAGCTGAAAAGTTTGGAGTATACAACGTACTACCTTACACAGTCTATCATATGATTAGACGAGAAGGAGAAGATCCAGAAAATCCTCAAAAGGTTACATTCCAGCTAGATCCAGACGGTTTAGCTTCTCAGCAAGATCCTAACTACTTACCGCAATCTAAGAAAAAAGTAATAGAATTCGATAACTATGAAGTAGCTCACTTTAGGTTAATATCTGATTCAAACTACCTTCCTTACGGTAGATCTTATATAGAACCTGCTAGAAAAATATACAAGCAGTTAACTTTAATGGAAGATGCAATGTTGATTCATAGAATCATGAGAGCACCAGAGAAGAGAATGTTTTATATTAATGTAGGTAATGTACCACCTAACGAGGTTGAGAACTTTATGCAGAAGACTATCAACACTATGAAGAAAACTCCATATGTTGATCCTCAAACCGGACAGTATAACCTCAAGTTTAATATGCAGAATATGATGGAAGATTTCTATCTTCCTGTAAGAGGAGGTGATAACTCTACTCGTATTGAAACTACTAAAGGTTTAGATTATGACGGTACTCAAGACATTCAGTACTTAAGAGAGAAGCTCTTCGCTGCTTTAAAGGTACCAAAAGCATACTTCGGCTTTGAAGGTGACTTGCAAGGTAAAGCAACACTTGCTGCTGAAGATATTAGATTCGCTCGTACTATAGAAAGAATTCAACGTATAATGGAATCTGAACTTACAAAGATAGGTTTAGTACATTTATACGCTCAAGGCTTTACTGGTGAATCACTTACTAATTTTGAGATTAAGCTCTCTAATCCTTCTATTATATTCGAACAAGAGAAGGTAGCGCTTATGAAAGAAAAAATGGATCTAGCCACTCAAATGCTAGATTCTAAGCTATTCCCAACAGATTACGTTTACGACAATCTATTTAATCAATCTGAAGATTCTTATATGGAATTCAGAGATCTAGTAAAAGAAGATCATAGAAGAACATTTAGATTAACTCAGATTGAAAACGAAGGCAACGATCCAGTAGAGTCTGGCCGTTCATACGGTACTCCTCACGATCTAGCTTCTATTTACGGTCGTAGACAAGACTCTGCCGAAAGAGGAGCAGCTATGGGTGAAGTACCAACCGGGTATGAAGATGAACCTTTAACAGGTCCAGAAGGTGGTCGCCCAAGAGAAAAAATGTCTATCTACGGCACTAATAAAGATCCTCTAGGAGGTCGTGATCGTTTAGGAAGACATAAAATGAAGGGTGGGTTTCCTTCCGATAACGATAATGTAAACGAGTCTGAAGTCAATGATTCTCTAGCTAAATCAATGTACCATAGACATAAAGGTATGTTTGAAGATAAAAAACAGTTAATCTTTGAAGCCAAACCAGAGGTTAAGAGTAAAATGCTAGATGAAGATCAACTTAAAGATTTAGAGGACTAGTTACTATTTATATCAGAAGGTGTATATCTAATTGATATTAACCCAAATTCATACTAATGCGCATTAAACATAGTAAGTACAAAAATACCGGTTTAATATACGAATTGCTTGTTAAGCAAATTGCAGCAGATACTTTGTCTAAAAAGGACTCTCCTGCTGTTTCTATTTTAAAAAAATTCTTTGCCGGTAAATCTTCTTTAACTAAAGAATTCAAACTATATGAATTTGTATTAAAGAATCAAAATGTTTCTCCTTATAAAGCAGAAACTATAGTTTCAACCATAATTGAGATATCTAGAAAGTTAGATAAAAACGCTCTTAAAAAACAAAAATATGAGCTTATTAGTGAATTAAAAAAGCACTATAGCATGGAAGAGTTTTTCTCTATTAAAGTAAGAGATTATAAACCTCTAGCAGCTCTATACTGTTTATTAGAAGCATATAAAGAATCAGCACTTGTAGATCCTCAATTTTTAGTAGACAATAAAACTACTATACTTGAGCATCTAAGCTCTGAAAAAGTTGTAAAAGAAGACGTAAAAGATACTTTAATTGAAGAGTATTCTAAATACGATAAAGATTTAAAACTTTTAGTATATAAAATTTTACTTGAGAAGTTTAACCAGAAATATACTGATCTACTTCCAGAGCAGAAAACTATACTAAAAGAATTTATTACATCAGTTAATTCAACTACTAGACTTAGAAATTTAATTAATGAAGAAATTGAAAAGATTTCAAAGCAAGTTAACGAATTAGTTGATTCAGTTGAAGACGATGTAGTAAGGATTAAATTAGAGGAAGTTGCTAAAAACATTCAACCTATCTCTAAAAAAGAAAAAATTGTTGACGATCATTTAGTAAAGCTAATGCAATATTATGATCTAGTTAACGAACTTAAAAGCTATGAAGGTAAGTGAGTTGCGAATTATAGTCAAAGAAGTTCTAGAAGAGCTTCATGAGATTAGCGCAACCGGCACAGGAGCTTCATTTACACCAGGAGTCGGCGCTCAATACGCTACTCCGTACGCTTTTAAAAAAGGACGAGGTAAAAATCGTGCTACAAAATATTTAGAAAAATTAGGTTTCAAAGCAGTAAAAAATAAAAAGAGACCATATAACACTAAAATGTTTGATTACTTAGATGAAGACTCTACAAGAAAAATATAACGCAGTACTGGAAGGCAACTTCCCAAAATCTCAATTTGTAAGAGATGCAAAGATGGAAGTTCCAAGATTTATCTCTCCATATAATGGATTCGAGGACACAGTACAAATTCTAAAGAATAAAGGAATGCTTATCGAAGCAAAAGCAGAGACTCCTGAATACGATAAACCAGCCCCTGGATATCCTCTAGAAGCTCTCGAAAGAGGAGTTGATTATGAGCTTGAAAAAATGGGCTTGATGTCAAACGAAACTGTTTCTGAAGAAGATTATGCTAAAGCTAAGAAAAAAGCAGAGAAGAATTTAGAAAAAGACGTTAACCACTATCTTCATCTACTATCAGGTGATTCTAAAAAAGTAGACAAACATGATAGAGAGGTAGAAGTTGATCAAAAGAAACTTTTTAAAGGTACTGTTGACCCTAAAGGCGGTAAAGCAGAAGGTAATACAGATACGTTTAATGCTATGAAGAAAGCTACTTTAAGAGAAGCTGCTATGGCTAAAGGCTATACAAAAGAGCAAGTAGAAGCAGCTATTAAAAGACTATCTGAAAAGAAAGTAAACGAATACACAGACTATGAACCTGGTACTATTGCTCCTGCAGATCTATATTTTTCTGATAAGCACGGTAAATTAGTTGCTATGGATGATGTGGACGATAAATATTGGCCTTCCCTTAAGGGTTGGCTTGTAGTCAAAAAAGGAGATAAAGTACCTGATCCTATGGACGAAAAGAAAGGTAAAGTTGATGAAGGAGATCCTATTGTTGACGAACATGAGTTTGATTTCTTCAAAGAAATTTTAGATGGTAGATACAAAGACGAAGATATTGAAGAATATCTTAAAAGTGATGACTACCAGCAAGCACTACAGACATTAAACCTAGATGCTTCAGATACTGAAGAATGGATTGGAGAGTTTACTAATTTTTTCGGTGACGGTGCAGATGCTTATATTGATGAAGGGAATATCAAAGAAGCAGTTAAGAAAGTAATCAAACATGTACTAAAAGAAAACCATCAATCGTTAGATTTAGAAGTAGGTAGAAGAATAGAAGGCTTATTAGATCAAAAACTTAAAGCTAAATTTTTAGAAGCAGGAAAGGATTTGATTAAAGATCTTACAAATGAAGATCAATTCAATAGAAATGACGTAGTTTCTCATTTAGCTAACGAACTTAATCTCCATGTTCCTATCAGAGACTTGTTTAAAGAAGAAGCTTTAAATGAAAGAGTAGGCGGTCTTCAAGAATTTATTAATCTTATTCAAGATAGAGCAGTTGATTCAGGTTTTCCTGAAGAAGAAGAGGCAATGGAAGTAATCGAAGCTATTGCTGAGCATTACGGTATTAAAATACAAATCGGTGGTTTAGTAGGTGAAAAGAAAGTAACCGAAGAAGTAGATTTTGACGTATTTAGTGACACCATACAAGTAGTAGGATATCCGAAAACTGTAGAAGATGCTCTAAAAGTGATTGACAGATACGAAAAAGATAGAGAAGCTCCTGTTAGTAGAGAAGAAGCTGAAGAACTTATAGCTGACATGAGAGCTACAGATGAAGATGATTTTGATAGAAATATTACTAACCTTATAGAAAAGGCTTTTAATATTAAGTTAAAAGGAGTATCTGAAAAGACACTAGAAGAAGAAGAAATCCCATTCAAAAAAATCTATAAAGCTGATTTTAATGAAATCAAAGAGTATTTACTCAAAAAACTTAACTCTAAACATGACGGTCACGTTGTTGATGGAGTGTTAAAAGAATTATTTGAAAGTGCTGAAAATTTAGTAGATGAACAACCAGGAACATCTGAGTTAGATGCTGTTTACTCTGTTGCTGAAAATCTAGAAGACATTTACTATGAAGAAGAAAAAGATGAAGAATATAAAATAGCAAATGAGATTTCCAAAATTTTAGAACCTATATATAACGCTTAACTTTACTATAAAGAATGAAAAATAATTTTGACCTTAGAAAATTCTTAACAGAAAATAAATTAACTACTAATAGTAAGTTAATAAAGGAAAACGAAGTTAATACTCACCCAGACGGAACAACAGAAGTAGAAGACGCTACTTACCCAGTTGCAGAAGCTTTTAAAAAAGTAGGTATTGATATGTCTAAAGACGTACACGTTCATTATTCAGACGGTGGAACAGCCGGACTAGGTGGCGGTCGATTACAAGATAAGGGACTTCAATCACCTGAATCTGTCCTTAAAATGTTGGAAGATCATAGACAGAGAGAGATAGCTGAATATGAAGAGTTCCTTCGATCCGACGATGGATATGAAAGAGAGTATCCTGTAATGTATGACTACGTTTTTTACGCGGGCAAAAAATTTATACCAGAAGGCAAAGAATTTAAATTGTCCTATAGCGTCTTTGAGGGTGAATCATGGGATATATTTCAATAAATAAAAATTAAACATGGCACAATTACTAGTAGACGTAACACCATTTAGACCGACCATTAAAGAGTCGAAAAGTAAACCTGGAGTATTCGAGGTTGAAGGAGTTATGCAAAGAGCTAATGCCAAAAACCAAAACGGTAGAACTTACCATTACGACACTCTTAAAAGAGAAGTTGACAAATATATGCAAGATTTCGTAAATAACGGAAATGCATACGGAGAACTAGATCATCCAGAATCTCCTGTAGTTTCTCTTAAGAATGCTTCTCATATAGTAAGAGACCTATATTGGGACGGAAACGATCTAATGGGTAGAGTAGAACTATTAAACACACCATGCGGTAATATCGTTAAATCTATCTTACAGCAAGGATTAACCATAGGAATCTCCTCTAGAGGTACCGGCTCAGTAAAACAAACAAACGAAGGAACTTTAGAAGTTCAAGACGATTTTGAATTAGTATGCTGGGATTTTGTATCTAATCCGTCTACACACGGTGCTTTTATGAATCCAGTAAGTTTAAATGAAGGTAAAATCGAGTTACCTAAATACCATAACCTTAACCTTATTATTAACGACATTTTAAGGGCTTAGAGCCTATTTATTAAAAAATAACAATACAATGAGTGATTTTGATCTTAGAAAATTTTTAGCCGAGCAAAAAGCTGCTAAAGTTGAAACTGTAAAAGAAGAAGAAGCTGTTCAAGAAGAAGCTATCGAAGAGGTAGAGACTCAAGAAGAAGCAGTTGAAGAGACTTACCATGAAGGAGAAGACACCATGGAAGAAGGTGACGTAACCGAAAGTGTACTTGCCGGTATTGCAGCTCTAGTAGGTGGAACAGTAGGTTTAGGTAAATTGCTAGACTATCTTAAATCTAAAGGATATGAGCTAACTGATCCTAACGGAAAAAGCGTACTTGATACTACTATTCGTGGTTTGAAAAAAGAAGGAGAAGCTCACGAAGGAGAAGAAATAGATGAAGAAGTAAAAGAAGAAGAAATCAAAGAAAATACTTTTAAAGCTTCTATCAAAGATATTCTCAACTCATAATTACTCTACATATTTTTAATTAAGCCCTACCTAACCGGTAGGGTTTTTTGTTTTCGTAAATAGTATATATTTATATACGAATATGCAGTCACTTTTATACTGCATCACTATTTAAAAAACTCTATTACGATTCTTAATAATCGTACTTTCCCTAACATTTTTATAATGGCAAATAAAGATTTATTCAAGCAAGCTATTGCTGAAGCTAAATCTATCCGTGAAGCCGCTATCGCTAACGCTAAGGAAGCTTTGGAAGAAACTTTGACTCCACACCTTAAAGACATGTTGGCTGCTAAACTTCAAGAGATGGAAGATTCCACTGTTGAAGAAGAAGTAATCAACGAAGTTGAAGAGGAAGTAGAAGAATCAGTTGAAGAAACTGTTGAAGAAGGCACCGAAGAAGAACTAGAAGAAGGCGAAGAGATTGAAGAAGCCGAGGATGACTCTGACGAATCAGAGGACGAAGCTGAGGAAGATGAAGCTGAAGAAGAAGCTGCTGAAGAAGGAGACGATCAAGAAGTTGGAGACATGGATGTCGAAGAACTTAAAGATCTTATCCGCGACATTGTTGCTCAAGAAATGGGCGGCCATGGCGAAGAAGAAGTAGAAGATCATGGGGACATGGATGCTGGTGATGAAGCTGGCGGAGATGATGAAACTATAGATCTTGACGAACTTCTTGCTGAACTAGACGAACTATCTGAAGAAGAAACTCACGAAGGAGAAGAAATGGAAGAAGGCGTTGAGGAAGAAGTAGAAGAAGTTGTAGCCGAAGAAGAAGAAGTGAAAGAAGAAACTAATGAAGAACTTAACGAAGCACTTGAAACTATCGAGTCACTTCGTAAAGAACTAAATGAAGTAAACCTTCTTAACTCTAAACTTCTTTATGTTAACAAAATCTTTAAAGCAAATAACCTTTCAGAAGGACAGAAAGTAAATATTATTGCTGCTTTCGATAAAGCTGAAACGGTTAAAGAAGTAAAATTAGTATTCGAAACAGTTTCTGAGAATGTAGTTACTAAGAAAGAGACTACTATCAAAGAATCAAAACTTGGTATGGCTTCTAAAGCAACAGGTACAACTGCTGCTAAACCAGAAGTAATTAACGAAGTTTCTGATGCTGTTCGTAGAATGCAAAAATTAGCTGGAATTATTAAATAACCTTTTTACAATTTAAAACATGGAAATTAACCAATTATTGGAAGGGTCTGCTAACAATTACAAAAGTCAACAAGCTGATGCAGCTCGTTTGGCTGACAAGTGGACTCAATCTGGACTCTTAGAAGGATATTCTAATGAGATCGAGAAAAACAACATGGCTATGATCTTGGAAAACCAAGCCAAGCAAATCGTAGCTGAGCAGTCTTCTACTGGTACTGGTACTCAACGTGCTGTATCTGGTGGAGGTGAGAACTGGGCTGGTGTTGCACTACCTTTGGTACGTAAAGTATTCGCTCAGATCGCTGCTAAAGACTTCGTTTCAGTACAACCTATGAACCTCCCTTCAGGTCTTGTATTTTATCTTGACTTTAAGTACGGTACTGCTACTAACGGTAGAGCTGTAGGAGATAACATGTACGGTAACGTATCTACTGCTAATGCTAAAATCGGAGTTGATACTGAAGTATCTGGTGGTTTGTATAACTCAAACTTTGGATACTCTACTAACGGTGTAACAACTGTATATGGAAGTAGCAGCACAGGTTCTGTAGGTCTTAGCGATGTAGGATATGACGCTCACGCTCTAGCATCTGGAAGCTTCCATAAGTATTCTCTTGCTACAAGTACCCTATCTAGTAGCTTTGACAGCGAAGCAGTAAGATCATTTAGAATTTTATCTGCATCTGTAGATATTACATCTCACCCAGAATTTACTAAAGTAGAAGGTGCAAACATTACTTTTATTGTTTCTCAATCTAAAGTATCTGTAGACGGTGGTACTATTACTCCTTCTGTAGTATATAGCTTGCAACCTGCTGATAATTCAAGAGGTGACTTTGAAGATGCTGGATCTAACGCTCCTATCGCAATCCCTGAAATCAACGTAGAGCTTGCTTCTGAAGCAATCGTTGCTAAGACTCGTAAGTTGAAAGCTCAGTGGACTCCAGAATTTGCTCAAGATCTTAACGCATACCACAGCATCGACGCTGAGGCTGAGTTGACTTCATTGTTGAGTGAATATATCTCAATGGAAATTGATCTTGAAATTCTTGATATGTTAATTCAAGATGCTGTAACAACTGAGCGTTGGTCAGCTCTTTCTAACAAAGTTTATCAAGGAAGCTCTTGGAGCACTCTAGGCGTTGGAGATGGAGGATACTATAATACTCAAGGACAGTGGTTCCAAACTCTTGGTACTAAAATCCAAAAAGTATCTAACAAGATTCACCAAAAAACACTTCGCGGTGGTGCTAACTTCCTAGTATGTTCTCCAACAGTTGCAACTATCCTAGAATCTATTCCTGGATATGCTGCTAACACTGATGGTGACAAAATGGACTTTGCATTTGGTGTACAAAAAGTAGGACAATTAAATGGTCGTTATAAAGTATACAAAAACCCATACATGACTGAAAACACAATCCTTCTTGGATATAGAGGTTCTCAGTTCCTTGAAACTGGTGCTGTATATGCTCCTTATGTACCATTAATTATGACTCCTCTAGTATACGATCCGACTACCTTCACACCACGTAAAGGTATCATGACTCGCTATGCTAAGAAGATGATTCGTCCTGAATTCTATGGTAGAATTTTCGTATCTGACGTTCAGACTGTATAATCTACTTTTAGATTTTAATTAAGAAAGAGAGGCCTTCGGGCCTCTTTTTTTGTGTACAAATGTAAAGTTTATTCCTATTTATTTATAGAACAAATACGTTTATATATGTACAAAGTTTCCCACAAGGATGAAGTATTCGTCCAAAAGAGAAGACCAAAAAACCCAATAAAATTTCAAGTACAACTTAATGATGAGCAAAAAGAAGCTAAAGCTCTTATTTTAGAAAATCCGGTAACAGTTTTAAAAGGAGCTGCTGGTAGTGGAAAGACATTAGTAGCTACCCAATGCGGATTAGATTTACTATTTACCAGACAGGTAGAAAAGATTATTATAACAAGACCTACCGTATCTAAAGAAGAGATAGGCTTTCTACCAGGAGACATTAGAGAAAAAATGGACCCGTGGTTAGCACCAATATATCACAACTTATACATGCTTTACCGTAAAGATAAAATAGATAAAGAAATGGAGTTAGGTAATATTGAGATAGTACCATTTGCTTTTATGAGAGGTAGAACATTTGTAAACTCGTTTGTAATAGTAGATGAAGCTCAGAATGTAACTCACACTCAAATGGAGACTGTTATAGGTAGACTTGGTAAAGGTAGTAAACTTGTAATATGCGGTGATCTAGCACAGATTGACCTAAAAGACAAAAGAGATACAGGTTTTTCTTTTCTAGCACGTCTTGAAGAAGCAGTAGAAGGATTTAGAACAGCATCACTAGAAGCTAACCATAGACATGATATAGTTGCACCTATTCTAGATGTATATAAAACCTTTAGAGATTAGGAACTATTTATATTAAACTGTACGTATGGCCAATATATCTATTTGGGGTGGTAGTTCTACATTTGCTACTGGACAAACCCCATTCGGTTTCTATGATAGCGATTCTGAATTTCAAGCAGATGCTGATAAAGTAGCTAAATTCTGTGGCACACGCCTTGGATTTCCTTTGATGGACGTAGAACTCCAATCAGGTTCTTTTTATGCCTGCTTTGAAGAGGCTGTGACTACTTACGGAAACGAAGTATTCCAATATAAAATTCGAGAAAATTATATGTCCTTAGAAGGTGCTGAAACTGGCAGCAACTTAAATACTTCTTTAGTAGACCCTACTTTAAACCGAACCATACAGATTGCTAAATCATACGGAACAGAAGCAGATGTAGGAGGTAATATAACACAGTATACAGGATCGTTAATTCTAACCGGGAGTGTGCAAGATTACGATTTAGATGCCTGGGCTACTTCTCAAGGTATTGAAGGCGGTATTGAGATTAGAAAAATATTCTATCAAGCACCTCCAGCTATCTTACGTTACTTTGATCCATATGCAGGAACAGGAACAGGTATTCAGTCTTTAATGGATGCTTTTGATTTTGGTAGTTTTTCACCAGGAGTAAACTTCCTCTTAATGCCTGCGTCTTATGACGTACTTAAAATACAAGCCATAGAGTTTAACGATCAAATTCGTAGATCTTCATATAGTTTTGAAATTATAAATAATAAATTAAAATTATTTCCGATACCAACAGTAAGCGGAGGTAGTATAAGATTTGATTATATAAAACTATCAGATAAGAAAAATGTTTCTCCTAACGATACTGGTGGATTAGTCACAAATATAGCAGACGTACCGTACTCAAATCCTACTTATGCTAATATTAATAGTGTAGGGCGTCAATGGATATTCAGATACACTTTAGCTCTAGCCAGAGAGTTACTAGGATATATTAGAGGTAAATATACAACAGTACCGGTACCCGGCTCAGAAGCAACTTTGAATCAAGCTGATCTTTTAGCAGATGCAAGAACAGAAAAAGAAGGGTTAATTACCAACCTTAGAGAAATGTTAGATCAAACATCTAGACAGTCTCAGTTAGAAAGAAAAGCTAGCGAAACAGAAAATCTAAATAAAGTACTCTCAGGAGTACCTTATACAATTTATATTGGTTAATGAAATTATTTGATATCATATCAGAAATTCAGTACAGTATGTACCAAGGTATTGTACGAATAACTCACTCTAAAGACATTAACGTACAGGATGTCTCTGAGTTATTTAGAGCACTACCGGGAGTTGTTACTGTAACACAGCTTTCTCATGATAATGAAAGACATACTGCTACGATGAAGATGAAGATATTAACTACCAAAGATGCTGCTACAGGATTTGCAGCTCTAAAAACAAATGCTATCAAACGTATACCGGAAGTTAAGAAACTTGAGGTTGCTGAAAAAACTATAGAAAAGAAAAAATAAATGCTGTTTGGATCTAATAGAGACTTCGACTTACTGGTTAATATTAATCGTGAACTACTACAGGATATTGTAGAACAGGAAATCGGTTACTATAAACTGTCTCTAGACGATACTCAAGCTAATATATACGGTGAAGCTACTGAAAAGATTTACTTCGATCCGGTTAAACTAAACTGTTTAATAACTAGAGGAGATCAAGTAATAAATGTTGACGAATTCGGTCCTGATCTAGGAAGAGAAGCATCTTTTGCATTTTTAAGAGAAGATTTAGCTGATGCAGTAGTTGTCCCTGAAGTGGGGGATATAGTGCTATGGCATGAAGACTACTATGAAGTAGATACAGTAAGAGAGAACCAGCTTTTCTTAGGGAGAGACAAGTCTTACAACATTGCCTCGTATGCTGGAAACTTTGGTTCTTCAGTTTCTATTATAGTTGACTGTCACCTAACACGTGCAGAAAAAGTAGGTATAGTAAGAGCAAGATAAGATGGCAAATAAAAAGATACTTCCTAAGACTCAAGCACAGCTATCACAGGCTACCATAACCCCTTACGACAAACTCAATCAAGGAAAAGTTCCTTTGAGAACCCCTAAAAAAAGAGGTGAAATAAGATCAGTTAAAAATGATGATGTAAAGCAGTTTAATATAGGTCTTAGAGATATAGATGAAACTATTGTATACTACTTTAACGAAGTTATTAAACCATCGGTAGTTAGAAACGGAAAAAGAGTAAACGTTCCTATTCTTTACGGTTCTCCTGAAAGATGGGCATCTGTACAAAAAGACGGTTTTTATAGAGATAAGAACGGTAAGATTCAAACCCCTCTTATTATGTTTAAGAGAGATAGCGTTGAAAAGAATCGCCAGTTAGGTAACAAACTCGATGCTAATTTGCCAACTAATTTTGGTATATTTAAAAAGAAATTTTCTAAAAAGAACGTATACGATAGATTTTCAGCTTTAACTAACAGAGATACCGTAGATGAATACTACGGAGTAATAATACCTGATTACGTTAACATAGTTTACTCTTGTGTTATCTTTACCGAATATGTAGAGCAGATGAATAAAATAGTAGAATCTATAAATTTTGCTTCTGATTCCTATTGGGGTGATCCTGAAAAGTTTAAGTTTAGAGCTATGATTGATACCTACACTACCACAACAGAGATGGTACAGGGTCAAGATAGAATGATAAAAACTAATTTTACTATTAACCTTTTAGGACATATAGTACCTGATTCTATCAACACCTCTATAGCTAATATGAATAAATTTTATTCTAAATCAGCAGTTACTTTTACTTTAGAGACAGCAGGATCAGAAGAAACATTATCAGCTCTTGCAAGCACTCCAGCAAGAGAAGCTAAAGTAAGACAATTCGACGGACCAGGGGGTAAAACTACTATAAATCAAACAGTTAATCAAACTATTATATCCGGTAGCGGTATGACAGATGCTGAAAGAAATTACGCATCCTTAAATGTACTTATAGATACTAATAACACTACTGATTATAATCATAGTTTTGATATTCCAAATAATAAACTTACATTTACAGGAGTCACCATAGCTGATACACCGACAGGGTTCCCAGCACTTTCTGTGGATGATTTCCAAGTTTATATTAATGGATTAATTATAGAACCGGCTGCTATAACTTCTATAGCAGAAGTATCAGGAAATACCGAAATAGTATTTAATGTATCAGAATTAGGTTATAGTTTAAACAGTCTATTTGAAATAACAGCAGTAGGTAAATTCGAATTCTAATGGCACAGATTTTTTGGGAACAGATACGAAACTTACTACCTTCCGGAGGAGAATTTCTTACCGGAAGTCTTAATATATCCGGTTCTTTAACAACTTCTGGTTCTTTTATAATAAATGGACAGACTTTAGAAGACTTTGTAGATGAAAGAGCATTATCTGCTTCAACTGATTATGATCAACTATCTAACGTACCTTCTAATATATTCTCCGGTAGCTTTGTAGCAGGACCAAATATTACATTGAATCAAACAGGCCAAACAGTTGAAATTTCCGGTTCTGCTGCAACAAGCTACACTTCATTAACTGACATACCTGCTAATATAGTCTCTAGTTCTTTACAGTTTATATCTTTAGTCGAACCTTTTACAGGTTCTTTTACCGGTAGTTTTACCGGAGATGCAAGTGGACTAACTGGTATTTCAATTACTACATCTTCTATTACTAATTTCTTTGAAGGTATAGTATCAAGCTCGGCCGGTCAAGCATATACAGATTCCTCAGTAAATGGTAACTTATTATCTTTTACTAGACTAAATGGAGAATCAGACGCAGTTGATTTGGGTAACATAGTACCTGCTACTCCTACTGGTTCTTTTCTCTACAGCGGGAGTTACGATGAAGCTAGCGGGTTACTAACATTATATTCTCCAGATCAAAATTATAATTTAGATTTAAGTTCTTTAGCAGGCGGCGGCGGTGGCAGTACAACAGTAGCCGGTGGAGCAGGAATAGATGTAGATTATAATGTAGGCACAAATACCTATACAGTATCAGCTGATGTTTCAAGTATTTACGGTACCTCTATTATAAACGACTATATTGCAATAGATACCGGTTCATCTTATTTTATCCAAGGAGTACTAGACTCAGGTCTTTTTAGACAAACAGGCTCGCATTGGTCGACATCCAATAGCATAAAAATAACAGGCTCTTTTGATGTAAACGTAACCGGTTCAGGTAATGAATTTACTATAGCGAAAGATGGAGAAGAGAAATTTAAACTAAATCAAGACGGTGTTATACAGTTTACATCACAATCAAGTACTCCTAATGCAGTAGCAGGAGGAATGTACTATGATCAAACAGACGCTTTCTATTTAGGATTTCAAAATTAAAACCTATTTATAATAAACTCTATTAGTACACAATTATGGCAGAATGGAAAAAGATAGTAGTTAGTGGTTCGGATGCTCACCTGGCGTCGGTAACAGCCTCTAACTTAACAAACGATAACATACTAGTAGCAGGAACTGGCGGTGCTTTAGAAAGCTCTGGTATAACATATGATGGTTCAACATTAGGATTAGGCTCTTCAGTAATTACCTCAACTGGAGCAACATCAATACTTACAGGTTCTTTTTCTGGTTCATTCTCCGGCGACGGTACAGGTCTGACAGGTTTAACAGTTGACTCTATACCGTTTGCTAACATTACAGGTAAACCAACATTAATTTCTTCTTCTGCACAATTACCAGCCGGTATTGTATCAAGCTCATTACAGTTTAATGACCTTACTACTCCATTCACAGGTTCATTTACTGGTTCATTTGTAGGTGACGGTACTGGATTGACTGGGATTGCAACAAATTTAAGCATAGCAGGAGATGATGGAACAGGCACAGTAGCTATCGCTTCTCAAACCCTTACTATCAACGGTACAGCTAATGAAGTTACCGCTAGCGTTTCAGGGCAAACAGTTACGATTGGATTACCAAACGATGTTACTATTGGAAATGATCTTACAGTAACAGGAGACTTAATTATTAACGGTGATCAAACAATTGTTAACACAGCTAATTTAACAATTGAAGATAAGTTTATTCTTATCAATTCTGGATCATCTACTGCCACAGATGAATCAGGTATTATCTTTGGTGGTTCAAATGGATCTGCTAATAATGGTGCAGCTCTTATTTGGAACGGAGATTTTAATAGTAATGACGGACGTCTTGCTATTGCTAATAGTGTTAATGCAGATGCAACCTCTGCAACTGTAAACTACCATCTAGCAGGTGTATTCTCAGGAACAGCAAATGATGCTGCAACAGCACAAGCAGATCACGAAGGAAATATTAGAGTAGATTCTTCTGGAGATATATTCATTTACGTTGCTTAATAAATAAAAAATTCATATATTAGTTATATTATCAAAAGTTTTATGGGACTAGTAAGCAAAAATAAACAAGTTCAAAGTCAAGAACTTACCAAACAAGAGCTAGAATTTTTACTAGCAAAGTTACGGTCGGCAAATTACAAAGGAGACGAATTCGAAATATACTTCTCGATCGTTAAAAAAGTTTCCGATTCTCTCAAATTAATGGATTAGAAAAAAGAAGAGCCTTCGGGCTCTTTTTGCTATTTATATATAAAGCTATTATTGGCCCGAAAGGGAAGTGGGCTCTTTGAGTAACCAACCGTAATTGTAAAACTATGCCGAACTGGAAAAAACTGATTGTAAGCGGATCAGACGCTGCACTCAATTCTTTAAACGTTACATCCGCATTAACTGCAAGCGGATTAAACTATCCTTCATCAGACGGAACAGATGGTCAGGTACTATTAACTGACGGTAGCGGTGTACTTTCTTTTAGCGACAATATTACTTATGTAACTGTTAAAAACGTATCTAGCGGTACTTTAACCAAAGGAACACCAGTCCATTCTACAGGAACATCTGGCAATACACCAGAAATCATAGCAGCCTCAGCTTCAGTAGCTACATCAATGCCTGCAGGATTTGTTTTAGCAGAAGACATAGCAGCAACAGCAGAAGGTAGAGCAGTACTTTCTGGATTTTTAAATGGGGTTGATACAAACGGACTTTCTGAAGGAGCAAATGTATATGTAGGTGCAAGCGGGGGGTATACGACTACTAAACCAACATCTGATTCTAATTTAATCCAAAACATAGCAATAATTGGTAAATCAGATGCTAACGGTTCTTTATACATAATTGGTGCAGGTAGATCAAACGATGTACCAAACTTACCAGAAGGTAAGATATGGGTAGGTTCTTCAAATTATACAGTAACATCTTCTGTAGCTCATTTAGATGAATCAAACGGAAGATTAGGTATCGGTACAACTTCGCCTTCTGAAAAACTAACCGTAGAAGGAAATATAAGCGGTAGCGGATATATACAGATAGGAACAGGACATACTAACTCTGGTACTTTATCTTCAATTGTAGGAGGTACTTCAAATACTATATCAGGTACTTGTTCTACTATTGGGGGTGGTAGCACCAACTGCGTATCTGGAAACCTAAGCTTTGTAGGTGGAGGTACAGAAAATGATGCTCTTGCTAACTGTACAGTTGTAGTAGGAGGATGGAACAACTCTATTTCCGGACTTCTTTCAAGTATGGTAGGTGGCCGCGATAATTGTATATCAGCAGCAGCCTGGTATGGTTTTATCGGTGGTGGTCAATCTAATGCAATCCGTGGAAATTACGGCTTTATTGGGGGTGGCTGTTCCAATTCAATATGTAGTCTTGAACAATACAGTGTAATAGGAGGAGGTCAATCTAATATACTAGATGGCGACCATTCAGGTATTCTAGGAGGAAATTCTAACTGTATAGTACATGATAATTCATTTATAGTAGGTTCAAATTTAACTTCCTCTGCTGCTTGTACTACATTTATGAATAATTTAGATGTTGAAGGAACAGTTTCCGCTTCTGCATTTAGCGGTTCTTTTGTAGGAGATGGGAGTGGGCTAACAGGCATTACAGCTGATTCTGTACCTTTTACCGGTATAACCGGCACCCCTACTATTATTTCTAGTTCTTTACAATTTGATACTATTACATCTCCATTCACCGGCTCTTTTACAGGATCGTTTACCGGGGATGGAAGCGGATTAACTAATATTATTGCAGAAGTTACCGAACAAGCAACTGTTTCAGATACGTTTACTTCGACTACATCGAAAGTAGTTACACACAATTTCGGTACTAAGAATGTTATTGTAATAGTTTATAACAGTTCAGATCAACAAATACTACCTGCTACCCTAACAACCACAGATAACAACAACGTTACTGTAACATTTGATACAGCTACCTCCGGTAGAGTGGTAGTAGCTAAAGGTGGGCATATAGTTTCAGGTTCTGTACCGTACAGTACATTGATTGGTAAACCATTTTTTGAAGGAAGTCAAACCAATATTACATCAGGTTCAGTAACTAACATTAACACCATACCGACTTCAAGCTATTCAGCAGCTATATTTGATTATGCTGCTTATAGTAGTTCTAATGCAAGAGCTGGAACTCTTACATCAACTAATGTCGGTACTACTATTACATATAACGAGGTTTCTACTAGTGATATAGGAGATACAACCCCTCTAGAACTCTCAGTAGTTATATCAGGAAGTAATTTTACATTACAGGCTTTAACATCTACATCAGGGTGGGCTGTTAAAAGTCATGGAACAGGTATTTAATAAAATAACTATTTATAAAAAAGGAAAGAATGGCTAACGAATTTGTAATAAGAAGTGGATTAAATGTAAAATCAGATACCTTAGTAACTGGTTCCTTAGATGTATCTAATGCAGTAAACGATACAGACATAGATACAAGTGGTTCGTTAACAACTACTATTAATAATACCGCACTAGCGTTAGCAATAGCATTATAATATGGGTAAGAGACTACATACTGGAAGATATACATTCGATTCTACAAACAGTGAAATTACTCTTAAAGGTAATATTAACCCGGAGAGACTTCTGTTAATAACAAATGTTACAGATAATGTAATCATTTACAATTTTGCAGAAGCAGGAAAAGGTTTTAATGGAAAGTTTTATAATGTAACTGACAACAATACTATTATACAGCTTGAGTTTGACTGTAGTTCAATGAGCGACTCAGATAGTCTTCAAATCTTTATTGAAGAAGAGGATGGTTCCTTTATGCCTGCCGAATCACTATTAGATCCTGTAGGTAAGCTAAGAGTATCTAACCCAGGTAACTTAATTGATACTGACTTTGAATACGGTCTACAAGCATCTAAATGGGAAACTCTTCAAACCGTCAGTAATATACCAACTATTTACAGCACTTCAGGTGATCTACCTATTGAAGGAGTTTCTAGTGTAACAGCAGTTAATGGTAGTAAATCGGTTAAGGTAACTACAACATTACCTCACGGACTATCGATTGGAGATCCAGTAGCGGTTCAAGGTCTTACCTTATACCAAGCAGAAGGATTCTTTATTATATCAGCAGTTTCCTCTACTACAGAGTTCTTTTTTAGTATGGACGTAGAGTCTAACGTTACAGGAGAGATTCAAGGTAGTTATACAACTATCATACCTGCTAAATTTTTTGAAGGCTCAACAGTTCCAGTTTCTTCAGTAGATGGAGCACAAACTGATGCAGCAACTCCATCTAGTAGTATAAATGTTACTACTACAGAAGCTCATGGATTTGCAGTAGGTACTAAAACTTATTTAAGAAACACTGTTGGTCCTAAATCTTTTACTATAAGTGATCCATCTATTACTGCTGCAGACGGCAGACCAACAGTAGATACTCAGGAAACTTTTGAAAATAGCTTTGCTGTTACTTCTTCTGTTGATACCGGTAGAGGTACATATAAAACATCCCCAGTTATAGGATATGATTGGGAATCTACCCACACTACTTACTTAACACCGTCTGATATAAACACAACTAGTGATACTATAAATTGGGCATCTCACAACTTAAGTGGTAGTTATGCAGTACTGTTTAATACTCCTAGAAGAGAAGATACTGACGGAGGTATGACCGATGGAAGTGTATACTTTGTTGAGGTAGTTGACACAGATACTATTAAGTTACATAATAACGAGGCGTTAAGCAGCTTAGTTAACTTAACAACTTTAAATAATACATACGGGCTAGCAAGACTTGGATTAGCCTACGTAATAGAACGCTCAGTAGGGACTAATAAAAGAACTACTTACTATCAAGCTTCACAGGCTTCTACCTCAGCAACAACATCTACTATAAACGGTAGCACTACCGCTAACACAAATGTATTTACAGAAATAAACTTAACAACCCTACTAGGATTTAGTCCGACTACTGCAAACATAGATTCAATGACTTTAGCCGGGGATGTTAATACATCAAATGAAAATGTTGACTTTTTTATAGTTAATCAAAGCGGTACTATACTACAATCAATTTTTAATATATATTCACCGAACAACCAGTCGTCTACTTTAAGAGCTTCGACTTTTCCTTCTACAGATATTACTAGCTTTTTATATACAAGCGGTGGTTCAACATTTGTAAGAATAAGACACGATTGTGAAACTTCTGTAAATAACTTTATTTTCGGAAGCGGACAACCTTTATACAAACTTGCATTTACTATCTCAGGTACATCTACGAATCTTAATGCTGACGGTTCAGGAAAAGATTTAGCGTCTGCTACTTACGGGTTAGGAGGTGAATTACCAGGTAGAATTGTAGCTTTTCAAGGTTTTACAAGTAACTCTTATACCAATACTTCCGATGTATTCTCAAGTATAACTTCTCAAAAGAATAACGGTAGATACGGTACTGCAAATATTCTTACTACAAATACTATTACCGGAACAGGAAACGATGGAACTTTTGATTTAGATATTAGTTCAGCAGATTGGAATATAGGAACTTCCTCTCAGATAGTTTATATCTTTGCTAGATTATTATCTGCTGATAGGAATACTATTTTTTCTTCAAATCACGGAATAGAGGACACAGGAGGATTAACAGGTACTTTAGTCATACCCACAGCAGATTATTCTGGAGGAGCTCGCTTTAAGTTTCATGACGGAAATAATAATGCAGTTCAAATAGACAGAGAGGATATACCGGTAAATATAAATGTAACTTCTCCTGATACAGTTAGAGTACAGCCTACAGTTTCACCTAATACTGACGATATAGCTTCATTCCCAGATGAATTTACATTACTATATAATGAAGCTAACTTAACTTATAACACAGTATACCTTAGAAATCATAAGATTAACTCGGATACACCAGCTGTTTATACTACCGGTTCAGGAGCAGGTGCAACTATTACTCCTTTAAGTTCCGGTGATTCTTTAACTCTTCAAAGAGTAAATGACGATAGAGTAAGATTGCAGTTAGGTACTACCCGTAGTACTACAACAGGTGCAGTAACTAACATAGTTGGTAATGCAAGCAATGCAGTTACAAGTTCATTTATAGATTTAGAGACTATAGTAGGATATGTTCCAACAGTTGCATCTATTACACAGGTAGAGTTTAGAGGAGATTTTAGTAGTCCAACTGAATACGTAACTATTACTTTTGATGATAGTACATCATTCGATATAGGACGAACAGGAGGTCAAGACACAGGTACCTTCTTAGTTGATCAAAACTGGTCTACTAAAGATATATCCTCTATATTAACAACCTCAGGAGGTCAAACCGGATTCAATGTTCAATCTGATCCAACACCTGCGGTTAATTTTAGCCCTATCGCAGGAACAACTGACTGGTGGCAATTAAGGTTTACCTTAAACACAGAATCAGATACTATCGTTTTAGAAGCGTCTGGTACAGGCTCAGGTGAACAGATATTTTCTGTATCTAATTTGATTGGAGCATATGACGGTATATTTGAAATAACTAGCGTGCCTTCCAACACAGACTTTATAATAGAAAGTGATTTTACCATACCTACTAGAGAGTATGAATTTACTTCTTCTAATCTTAATGTAGGAACAGGAGTAATAACTTTCCCAGAATCTCATAACTTTATATCAGGAGAAAAAGTAACATATGATTCTGGTAGTAATACCTCTATATTACCGGCAGGTATTTTGGAAACTTACGCTATTGCTATAGACAGTGGCAGTATAAGATTAGCAGGTTCAGAAGCAGATGCTTTACAAAACGTTGGATTAACGTTAACTTCACCTACCGGTACACATTCTTTACTGAGTAATAATGTAATTAAAGCATTACCAGGAGCAGGAACAATTAGTACAACTAATGGGGACTTAAATATAACCGGAACTGGTACTAACTTCCTTACCGACTTTAAAAGATTTGATAAGATTTACATAGAGACTTCTACATTTGTTAAAGCCTTTACTGTTGATACTATAACAACAGAAGGTAATATGACAATTTTTGAAGACCCTGGAGAAACGTTAAGTAATACTTCTTACTTTTTTGATACTCAAATTACTTTAAAACCTGACGGTTTTGCAAAACATTTACCTTTCGACGGTGGTGTAGATATAACCGCAGGTTCTTCTCCAAACAGTAAGATTATGAGACAGACTCGTAAATATTTTAGATACCAGTCTGGTAAAGGTATTCAAAATTCATTTGCTATTAACTTTAATCCTCCACGTTTGGTAAAAGATCTTATTACAAGCACAGGAACAACAGCTATAGTAAACACCCAAGAAGCACATAATCTTACCATAGGAGATGAAATTAGAATAGAAGGAGCAACAGTAACTACAGGTATAAACGAATATAACGGAACATTTACAGTAGCTTCTGTTCCTGGTCCGTTTAGGTTTACTTATACTATGGGAGATACTCCTGACGATAACAGAGCAGGTGGATTCCCAACCTACACAAGAACATCTTGGACTGATGCTTTTGTTCGTGCTGGTATGTTTGATGATCAAAACGGATTCTTTTATGAATATGATGGCCAAAAACTATATGCAGTAAGAAGAAGTAGCACTGCTCAAATATCAGGTACAGTATCTACAATTAGAGGAAGCCAAGTTATTACTGGGGTAGGTACAAGTTTTACCTCTCAACTTACACAGTTCGGAAATATAGTTATAAGAGGACAGTCGTATGAGGTAGTCCAAATTAAATCTGATACTGAGGCTGTAATACAACCTGCCTATAAAGGAGTTACAGCAAATAACATTAGAGCTACTATAACTGTTGATACTAGAGTACCTCAAGAATCTTGGAATATAGATAAATGTGATGGAAACGGATTACATGGATTTGTATTAGATCTAAACAAAATTCAGATGGGGTATGTAGACTACTCCTGGTACGGTGCAGGTAAGATAAGATTCGGGTTTAAAGATCAATTTGGACACGTAGTATATGTACATGAATTTATACATAACAACGTATTACAAGAATCTTATTTTAGATCTGGTAACCTTCCAGGTAGGTATGAAATAGCAAACGGCCCTAACCCAACACATTCACCGACTTTATTCCACTTCGGTACTTCAGTCATTATGGATGGTAGGTTTGACGACGATAAAGCATATCAGTTTGCAGCATTCTCTAAACCGTTTGCGTTTACTAACGGAGGTAGTACAACTGTTACCTCAACCGGAGACAGTACTTTTGAAGTTATTACTTTAAATGGTAGAAGGGTTTACGTTTATGCAATACCAGTTTCAGCAGCAGATGCAGGTAACACTGTAGTAGGTTTAACTATAAAGGATTCTAATAACTACGTTAACAGTGGAACATATGTATCTCAGGTTAGAGTTGATGGTGCAAACAGTAAGATATTTACTTCCTATCCAGCAACTACATCAGATCCTTCAGGCGGTTCATATTCAACTATAGCAAGTGGTGATACGATTACTCTTGGTGAAACAACAGCTGTAGACTTAACACGTCCGCTACCTTTGGTATCTATTAGATTAGCTCCTTCTGTTGATAATGGTTTAACAGGTCCAGTAGGAGAAAGAGAGATTATCAATAGAATGCAACTTGCTCTTAAGTCTGCTGGTGTAACAGCTAACCAAGATATAGAGGCGTTTATTATCTTAAATGCTTTACCGAGTGAGATTAATTTTGAAGATGCTCAAAAACCTTCATTAAGTGAATTGTTACGTCACAGTGCAGGAGATACATTATTAGACGGAACTACAATCTACTCTGTTAAAGTCTCAGATGGTTCTGTAGATATAGATTTAAGTGCATTACTTGAAATAGGTAACAGTATATTAGGAGGGGATAGTATTTTCCCTGCAGGACCTGACTTACTAACCCTAGCAGTTCAACCACAAGATACATCTACCATTACTACATCAACTCCGTTTTTTGTATCCGGTAAAGTATCATGGTCAGAATCTCAAGCTTAATGTTTATTAAAAGTTATAGAATCTATTTATAATAAAGTAATTTAGAAAAAATCTCCAGTATGAGGATAGATAGTCCATTAATGACCAACACAGTAGCAACAGGGTCTTTCTCTGGTTCATTTACAGGTGATGGGACTGGTTTAACAGGAGTAGACGGAAACCCAGGCGGTTCTGATACTCAAGTTCAATTTAACAATAATGGAAGTTTTGGAGGTTCATCAAATCTTACTTTTGACGGTACAAACTTAACAGTAGGCGGTAAAGTAACAGCAACTGAACTCGTAACTAATATAGTTAGTCAATCTATATCTTTTGCAACTGGTTCGAACATATTTGGAGATGAAATAACAGATCAACATACATTCACAGGTTCTTTGCTTGTAACTGGATCCACACATAATATTTTTGGTAACGTTGGAATTGGAACAACCACACCAGACGAAAAACTAACCGTAGAAGGAAATATAAGCGGTAGTGGATGTATACAGATAGGAACAGGACATGCTAACTCAGGTACTTTATCTTCTATTGCGGGTGGTTTTTCAAATACTGTATCCGGTAACTGTGCTTTTATAGGAGGTGGTATCTGCAATACTGTAAATTCTATCTGGAGTGTAATAGGAGGAGGCCAAAACAACTGTGTATTTTCAGGCACCTCACAATTTATTGGAGGTGGTTACTTAAACACAGGATCAGGAGCATACGGTTTTATAGGAGGTGGTTGTGGAAATGCTCTACAAGGAGACTTTTCAGCCTATGGTGCAATTGGAGGAGGATGTGAAAATACAGTTTGTGGCCTATATTCTTTTATAGGAAGTGGCCAACAAAATTATATTACTTCAGCTGGAAATCATGGAGGAGTATTAGCAGGAAAATTTAATTGTCTTGCACATGCTGATTCATTTATTATAGGTTCTTGTTTAACCTCATCGGCAGCTTGTTATACTTTTATGAATAATGCTTGTGTTGCAGGTACAGTTAGAGCTACCCTTCTTGACGAAACATCAGCTAGAAGATATAAAGAATGCATCTTACCTCTACAGGATCAAATTGAAAATATTAACAAACTTAACCCAGTAGAATTCCAATGGAAAAAAGATAAAACAAAAGATATTGGATTTGTAGCCGAAGAAGTAGAAAAAATATACCCAGATCTTATTGCATATGAAGAAGATGGAGAAATTAATGGTCTTCGGTATTCTAAACTAACCACAGTTCTTGTAAAGGCGTTACAACAACAACAAGAACAGATAGATAAATTAAAAGCAGAAGTTAAACTACTAAAACAGAGCAAATAATGGCTATATTACAAGGCACAACTATTTCCGGTTCGATAGCAAGAACTTCAGATACCGTTACTATTAGTAGCAATACTGCTAGTGTAAATTTTTCAAATAATGATAACTTTATTATTAATGCCGGAAGTGATTTTAAATTTGATTGGACGGTAGGTAGCAGTAATATAGGACAATCAGGCACAATCATTATTAATAATACTGCTAATTCTACCCCAGATACTTTACCTTCTATTACTAAAACACCAGATGGTGCCGATATTTTATTTGTAACAGCCAGTGGTACAACCTCAGTATTATCATACTATATAGCAGCAACAGATAAGATTCTTGTAAACTATATAGGTAATTTTGCTTAAAAATGAAAGGATTAAATGTTGGAAGTAAACCCGCAGAATGGAGCACTAGTACTACAACAACAATAAGTGTAGTAACTAATTTCCAAACGACTACTTCTTGGTCTACAACTAAATCTACAACAGAAGCAAGATCTACCTCTCAAAGTACTACCCAATCTACTACTACTTCATGGACTACT